GTAAAGTTTACCGTTCCGTGTCCGAAAACCGGCGACTCGCTGGCGAGAGTACAATGAATGCTCGACAATCAGATACTGGCGGCGGCCATAGCCTCAAGGGAAGCGTATGACAAGCTCGAAAAGCACCTCTCGTTCAAAGAGTTCTCGCCACACGTCGGCTTCTGGTGGAAAGCGCTTGCGGCCTACTATGGCCGCGACAAACGAGCCAGCTCTGCGGATAGAGCGGTCCTCTTGGAGCTGGGGCAATCAGGAATCACGAATCCTAAGCACAGGGATGCTATTCTTGGTGCGTTGCCTGAGAGTAGCGACGGGGTCAGCGTTCCTAATGTTATTGCTGCCGCTCTTAGCCTTCTCCGTACCAATCGTGCTGCTGAGTTCGCTTCTGCGGCTCTTGGCGGGGATACCAAGAAAGCTGCGAAGCTACTGGAGGAAGTAAATGATCTCTACGGTAAAGAAGACTTTGAAGAAGAAAGCGAAATCATCGTCGCGTCGCCAATTGAGGATCTCTTTCAAAAGGTCGGATCTGAACAACGCATCCCCATCCTTCCGGCGGCTCTTAACGTCCGTGTCGGAGGAGGAGTACTTCCAGGGCACCATATATTGGTCTTTGGCAGAACGGAAATTGGCAAGAGTGCTTTTGTCATCAATCTGGTCGCTGGATTCATAAAGCAGAAGCAGCGCGTACTGTTCATAGGTAACGAGGATGAAATCAACAACGTCAAAGCGCGCTTTGTCTGCCGCATAACGGGAAGTACGATGCAGCAGGTGGAGGCGGATAAAGAGGATCATATAGCCCTGTATAAGCAGCGCGGAGCAGAAGAGCTACTACGGCTCGTTCATATGCAGCCCGGTACTATAGCTGAGGTTGAAAAGGAGATTAAAGACTTTCTCCCGTCCGTGGTCGTCCTGGATCAGATTAGAAATCTGAGTAGCGACGAGGATGGGATCACTAAAAGGATAGAGCAAAATGCTATTGGCTTCCGTTCTCTTCTTAGCAGGTATAGTCTTGTTGGAGTCAGTGTTACTCAGGCGTCTGATAAGTCTGAGCGAAACTCGGCGGACCTTCCTGTATGGCTATCTGCTGGGGACGTTGATAGTTCTAGGGTTGGCTTACCTGGGACAGCAGACCTGATGATCGGCATTGGCGGTAATCAGGAGATGATCAGCAGAGGACAACGCGCTCTGTCAATCTGTAAGAACAAGTTACACAGTGGCCCACAGTCCCGCGAGGGACTCATCGTTAGCGTAGATTTAGCTAGGAGCTTAGTAACATGACCCTCCCCTATGAGCGCCTCCGGGCCATAGTCTCTACCAGAGCCTTCCTATTCAGCTTGCTTGATCCTAGGGAGACCCCTAGAATACCTCTCAAGATACGGCGAGAGGCCGGAACTTGTCTACGCCATTATCCGGCCCAGTGGGAGATGGATAAGAAGCACATTAAGGAGAACTTCCATGAATATTAACCTAGCACAGCTGCCTGCACTGGTTAAACGGCAGATACCGACTGCGCAGCTGCCGGCTATCTATCAGGAGACTAAGCGCCAGCTTGCGCGCTGCGTTGATCTACTGGTAGTGAAGGACTATCACGACAAGGCAATGGGCCTAGCCGAATGGGCGCGCATAGCGAAAGAGCCGGAGATGGAAGAACATGCTCTACGTATTCGGCTACATGCGAGGTTGCGTGTAGGGCAGTTGCTCAATGAGATTAAGCCAACAGGCCGAAAGGGCGTGAGTGGTCTCGTCCTGGGGTCTGGGGCGAAGGGAGCCGCCAAAGCTATTGGCATGACGAAAACGGAGTGCACTGTGTCAAAGCGGCTCGCCTCAGCCCCTGCGGCGCTCATCGCTAAACTGGAGGCTGATCCGCCCCGGGGGGCGCTTGACGGCCAATGGGCACGTACGACTCTCCCCCCAAAAGATAGTGATTGGGCCAGAGGGGTTAGTGCCCGATGCCGTAACAGCGACGCCTACCGAACTTTGGTATCGGGGACCGGAGGTGGGATTCATACGATAATCAGCCATGTGCGCAACACCGACCCACGCCTAGCCCGCAATGTCTCTATTGAGGAAGCCGAAAAGTTGCGCCCAGTACTTCTAGCCATAACTGAGTGGTGCGACGAAATTGAGCAAAACCTGCCGAAGCAGAAGGAGAGCTTCCATGAGTAACTTTAGCGCCGGTTGTACCGGCAAGCCAATAGTCCATTACATCGGCAAGGCTATGACCGATCCTTTTGACACGTCACGGCGTATGCTGATTCCGCTGGATCATCCGAATCCGCTATTCAACGACAAGGAGATTACTACTAGTTCTGTAGTACAAGAACACTGCGGGCACATTGAGACACGCAATACCCGGTATGTCCCGGTTAAGCTGCCTACCTTCGTGCCGGATAAGGCTGATCTTGCGACAGCATGATCCCAACGTCTACCTATCGGACAACTATCTGGTTCTCGACTTTGAGGTGGATGTTCGTGACGGGAACTACGGGAGCGCTCAAGATCCTCGCAATCAGCTTTATCTTGCTGCTTGGAAGCGTAGCGGACGTTCTGGCGGACTTGTAGGGCATAAATTCGGTAATGAACTTGAGCAGAATGAACTGGTTAGCCTGCTATCTGATCCGGCCATTAGGCCGGACTTTATCGTTGCTCATAATGCTTCTTATGAACTCGCTTGGCTCAAGCGGCTGGGAGTGGACATTGAAAAGCTGGTTGTTTTCGATACCCTTCTGGCGGAGTATGTACTGTGTGGCAACAGAGCATCTCCAGACGATAAGACCGGCCTAGCCCCTATCCCGCTTAGTCTCGATGCCTGCTGCCGCAGGCGCGGGATGCAACAAAAGGATGCAATAGTAGATATATGGATGAAAAACGAGATTCCTTGCTTAGAGATGCCTATGCCCTGGCTTCTCTCCCGCTGCCGTCAAGATGTTCTCTCGACCGAGCAGCTATTCTTGTCTCAATTGACCGCGCTGAGAGCCTCAAACAGATTGCCAGTGCTTTACACGCGCTGTCTCTTAACTCCTGTTCTTGTCGATGTGGAAAGCCAGGGGATGTGCCTGGACCCCGAGCGCGTGCAGGCAGCGCACGCCGCCGCAGTAAAGAGTTTGACCGTCTTGGAGCAGGACTTGCAGGCCCTGACGGGGGGGATCAACTGGCGCTCTTCTAAACAGGTAGCGGAGTACCTCTATGACAAGCTCAAGTTCAAAGAGCTTACCGACCGACGCGGAGAGCCTAAGCGTACCGATACCGGAGCTAGGTCTACTGACGCTAAAACTCTCCTTGCTCTCAAAGCAGAAACACCTGAGCAAAAAGCATTTATCCACCTACGAGGCGCTGCTAACAAGCTGGCAAGCTCTCTCTCAAAGAACCTAGACTATTTCAAGCACGCCTGCGACAATTCTAACGGGATATTCCATGCAAGGTTCAATCAAGCGATTACAGCAACTCACCGACTCTCTAGCAGCGGGGTCCCCTCTGACGCGGGATCAGTTCAATTCCAAAATCTCCCCAGAGCTTTCAAGCCTTTGTTCTGCGCTAGAAAGCCTGAGTGGTTGGTCATGGAAATTGACGGCTCTGGCCTTGAGTTCCGAGTTGCAGCCTTCCTCGGAGACGATAAACAAGCTAGGGAAGATCTCAATAACCCTGGTTGGGACCCCCACCTAACCACGGCGAGCTACATGTATGGCATCCCCTACGACAAGCTCTACGCCGACTGGAGAGGCGGAGACAAGAAGGCCGACGCTATGCGTACCGCCGCGAAGTCGGAGACGTTCAAGCCTCTCTACGGCGGTAACAAGGGCACAGCCGCACAGGAAAGATGGTATGCTGGCTTCCGAGAAAGGTACAAAGACCTTGCTGCTGTTCAGTCCGGATGGGTCGCAGATGTACGAGTTTCCCGTAAACTGGTAACGCCTTGGGGACTCCGATACTACTGGCCTAACGCAAAAGTAAACAATCAAGGATACTGCAATGTCACGGCTTCAGTCTATAATTACCCTATACAGGCGCTGGCAACAGCCGAGATCATCCCTATCGCTTTACGGTACTTTTGGGATGCTACTGCTGAACTTCGCCTGTCTGGCCTTATGCGTATTGTTAACACTGTCCATGATAGCGTGGTGGTGGAGCTTAATCCAGTTTGTGTAGAGGAGGTTAAGCAGATTGCGCTTGACAGTTTTGGGCGGGATACATATAGTTACCTTAAGTCGGTATACGGGATGGATTTCGATATAACCCTAGGGTGCGGAATCAAGGTAGGAAAGCACTGGGGTGAAGGGATTGAAGAATCATATAACATGCCGCCCGGCGGCAAAACGGAGAGAATTAAATGAGTGTTCTTGAAGGCTATCTAGAGGAAACAGATCAGAAGTCCGGCATGGGGAAGCGTGGCCCCTGGACTATGTATCGCGGCCAGATTGGTAAGATCTGGGTGAGCTTCGGCTTTAACAAGCCGACAGTTAATAAGGGGGACTACGTCTCCGTGGTCATCGAGAAGGATGCCAATAACTACGACGTAGTTAAGAGTGCTGCCAAGATTCCAGCGCCTCAGCAGCCGGTAGCCGATAAAGCATCCCCTAGGGGGGATAACGGCCATTTATCGGCCACAGGGGATAGGAACAACAGCATAGTCTATCAGAGCAGCCGGAAGGACGCATTGGCGCTGGTTGCGTTGCTGATTACGCAGAATGCGTTGCCAGTATCCGAGGCCAAGACGAAGGCCGGGACGGCAAAGCGCTACGAGGAGATTATGGCGCTTGTGGATAAGCTGACCGTGCAGTACTTCTACGACGTGAATACGCTTCGTAACCTGGATCGTGTACAGGACGGAGGCGCTGACGCTCCTTCCCCGGCTGCCTTGCCGGAGGATGCTCAGACAGAGCCGGAGGCTGCGGCAACTACCGAGCCTGACGCAAACTGGTAATCAACTAAAGGACTCATTGTGAAAAAGATCATTGCTATTATTGTTTCTTTGCTTGCCGTCACGGCAATAGGTGCGAACGAGCGCGAGAATGAAGGCTCGTCTCAGCGGCAGAGTCAGGAGGCAGAGGCTAGTGCTACCTCTAAGGCGTCTAGCTCGGCCAAATCTGAAGCCTCTAGCGAGGCCAATTCGGGGGGGAACGTGCTGAGTAGCGTCTACAAGGAGATCCGGCAGGCTCCGTCTGCGGGCATCTCGTCTACTAATACCACCTCTCCGTGCTTCCATTCGGTAGGGGTCGGCCTTTCCTCGCCTATCGGCGGGGTTAGCTTTACCAAAGGAAGGAAATCTGCAGACTGCTTCCGCCTGGAGCTGGCGCAGAGCCTTTATGCCCGGAATAACAATATGGCGGGGGATCGCGTCATGTGCGCCATTACCGAGCTTAAGCAGGCTCTTGGGGATGATTGTATTGCCTATTTGAATCAGCAGCCTGCTGCTACAGCAATTCCGCTTCCGGCGGAGTACACAGATGTGCAGAAAGCACATGATGATAAGATCGTTGAAAAACTAACTTCTAAATAAGGGGATAAGAGATGATTCGTAATAAGACGATGTTGCTCGCCGCCGCTCTGGCGGTTTCTGGAGCCGCGAACGCGGCGACTTATGATCTGCCTGATCCGGCCGTATACGTAGAACCGAATCTGAATGGAACTACGATTGTTACTGTTGAGGGGAATACGTATCGTGGGCCTAGCGCCTATGTGTACGTCAGCGAGTGCGCAAAGCCAGACAGCTTTACGTATCATTGTAGCATTTTGCAAGAGACGGACGTTACTCTGACTGCTTCCAATGGGAACACGATTTCTGTCAGCATTCTATACCAGCAGGCGTCTACACTTATTCGAAGTGGACACAACTACTGGAGACAGAGTCGAGTTGTTCTTGATGGGACTGTGACTACTCCGTAATGTCTACCGTCCTCATAGATGCAGGTAACGCTGTGCTAGAGTCTGCGTCCCGGGAGGGCCAGAATGAAGGAGCCTCGCTCCGCTCTAGCACAGCTCTAGTTACCCAGCTAGCTTTTAGTGGGGGGACTGGGTCTGGCTGTATAGCTGAGATGCTTCTTAGGGGTGATCTTTCTATACCTAATAATCTGGTGGTTATTAGGGCAGATCCTGGGATGGAGAACAGTAAGACAAATGACTACTGTTCTGAGATGGCAGATAGGTTCCGGGCGGCTAATATCCCCTACATAGAAGTACAGAAGAACTTACTAGAGGGGCTATTAAACTTAAAGGCAAGCGGAGCGACTAGGTTTGATCTTCCTCCTTTGTGGACGCGAAACAGGGAGACGGGTAAAAAAGGAAGATTGTTACAGCTCTGTACTAGTTACGCCAAGATAGTTCCTATGGATAGAGCTTTGCGTAAATGGATGCACGAAAACTTAGGAATTAGCTCTACGTCTACACGTATTGGTACTAAGATCGTCTGTAAGTGGATAGGGTTTTCTGCGGACGAATGGTCCAGAATCAAAGAGCCGAGGGTTAAATACGCCTACTTTGCTTACCCGCTGATTGATAAGAACATGACTAAAGAGGATATACGTAGGTATTACTCCAAGATTGGTAGACCTATCCCTCCCAGAAGCGTCTGTAACGCTTGCTTTGCAAACGACGTTCAGTACTTCAAACAGATGCACGACGAGCGACCCGACGAGTTCTGGAAACAAGCTGTGGCCGTAGATGAGGCTATCCGCGATTTAAAACAGGTGGGGGTTCGGGATGAATGCTTTGTCAGTAGTACACTGCTTCCTCTTAGACAACTTGCCGCCAATAACTTCAGGACTTTGGATCAAAAAGTAGTTAGTCAGTGCCACTCAGGATATTGCTTCGTATGACAAGCATATTACTACTAGACGCAGATATTGTTTGCTATAGGGCTGGTTTTGCCGGCCAGGTGACTAGCCTTCAGATCGCCTATGAGGACAAGGAAGGCGTCCTACGGACGCGCGGGTTTCTGCCCGACCCCAAGTTAGGCTCTGCCAGGAAGCAGCTTGACAAGTTCATAGCGGATACGGATAGTACGGTATTAGACGAGCAGAAGCGAGTAGACGCAGAGCCGATTGAGAATGTGCTTCACAGCGTCAAGCACATGATTCAGGACATCCTGAATGAGACAAAGTGCGGAGACTATAAGGTATTCCTGACGGGTAAAGAGAACTACCGAGATGCCATCGCTACGATCAGACCGTACAAGGGGAATAGGGACAAGCTGGCTAGGCCTGTGCACTACGGGGCAATACGCGAATACCTTGTCAAGTACTGGGCTGCTGTGGTTGTTGAGGGGGAAGAGGCAGATGATAGAATCTCTATCCTTGGAAGAAGTGTGGAGCATAGCGGCAAGAGCGTCGTCGCTAGTATCGATAAAGACCTTGACCAGATCCCAGGAAAACACTACGACTTCGTTAAAAAGGTTGCCTATGATGTCTCAGCAGATGAAGCTGAACTTTGCTTCTACCGACAGTGCCTCTCAGGAGATGCCGTCGATAACATCCCAGGATGCTTTAGGATGGGGTATGCTAAGGCAGAGCGACTTCTTGAGGCAACTCCAAGAAATGAGTGGTGGACGGCCATCGTCGAAGCCTACGAAGCAAGCAAAGCTATTGATGGATGCCCGTATGTTTCACTTGAGGCAACTGCCGTTGCTTTAGAAACTGCACAACTTGTGCGTCTTAGAACCTTTCCCGGCGAGATATGGAGGCCCAATGAGTGACATTCCCGAATTCCCTGAAGATATCCCAGAACTGGAGTATCATCAGCTTGTCTTTGACGAACTTCTGAGCAAGTACTCAGGCGGTATGGAACCTCTGGAGAACTGGGGGACTCAGGATCTGCTGACAATGGCTAACGCCATTGAGGCCGAGCTTCAGGGCCGGGCGGATGAGCCTGTGTCTACTCTGGATCGGGAGCTGGATCAGGACGTGCAAGGCTTCGATGAGCATGTATCTCACAGACTGGTAGATGATGACTACTGAACATTACCCAAGTCCGTACATCCATACAAAGAGCGGGAGGTTCTATCTTGAGAATCCTACATTCGATGGATCTAGCATTGGCCACGCTCTTGGTAATCTGTGTCGGTTCAATGGCAATACTAGCCGTTACTATAGTGTTGCAGAGCATAGCATCCTGGTTTCTACGCTCATGCGCAAGATTGTGGGCGGTAATCCGTTCGAGGGCTTGATGCATGACGCCGCAGAGGCGTTTCTCTCAGATGTCCCTACGCCTTTCAAGCGCCTTCTGCCTGACTGGACTAAGTTCGAGGCCCAGGTAGAGGAGCCGCTGCGCCTATGGGCGCGTCTGCCCCGCCACAAGACGCATGAATGCGAGAGGGCCGATAAGATAGCCCTGTTTATGGAGGCGTACCATCTGGTTCCAGAGGAGGGGAGAGACTTCCTAGATCCACTTAATGTGCGCCCTCTGGCGCTGGAGCTGATAGCCTCGGGGAAGTGGGAGCTGGACTGCTGGGGGCCGGAACAGGCCGGGTATCAGTGGATCAATCAGTGGCACGCTATCAGACCGTGATGCCCAAAAGAGGCATTAGCGTGCCCACTTTGGGTACGCGGGTGGGGAAGAAGCGATCAGACATGAGGTGGCTTGACCCGGACGGGGTGGAATGGGATAGCAGATTTGAGTATGAAGTATATGCAGCAGCTAAATTGGCCGGAGTTCGTATCCGCAAGTGCCAGAGAGGCAAACCGGGAGAGTCCGGTTCTGATACATTTGAGTATGGGCATTCCCCGGGACGGGGGCTTAAGTGCCGCGTTTGTGGAAGCGATCAAGTCAGTCAACCAAGGACTTATACGCCGGATCTACTTCACGATTCCGAAGTACTACCCGCCGGATCCGAACAAGTATATTCGCCGGGTAGATCCGACAACTATTATGTCGATGTTAAAGGTTACATGCGAGCTAACAAACGTTCGCTTCTCCGTAGTTTCTGTAAAGCCCGCCCGGATATTGCTCTGCGCGTCATACTTCAACGAGACTACCGCCTCTCCAAAACTGCCACCATTAGTCAGTGGCTCTCCAAAACTCTTCGCGTTCCCTACGCCGTCTGGAATGGACGATGGCCCTCCCCTTCGTACTGGATAATGCCCAATGAATCAAAAGCAAGTAAAGCGGTTAAGAAAGGCCCTAAAGACACTGCCGGCCAGCTACAAGCCAAAGACTGAATATCTCACCGTAGTTACACATTCGGAGGACAAAGAGTATGATTACACAGACGCGGAGCGAGCTGCTGCAAGCCCACAGGAGTTGGGAGAGTGCCGCATCCTCAGACATCAGCGACTTGCCCTCCGCCTACATCCCGAATGTTATAAGAGCGTCAGTCAGCGAGCGAAGCGGCTCGCCTCTGGAAGAAGCCTTACGCCTTACGACCGGGGATCGACAGAGCAGTTATGGGCACCCACTAGCGGATTTTACCCGGACAGCCGGACTCTGGACTGCACTCCTAAGCCTACAGACCCGTCCGATAACACCGGAGGAAGTGGCGCTGTGCATGGTGATGCTGAAAGCGAGCAGGGAAATGAACAAGCACAAGCAGGATAATCTAGTGGATATGGCCGGATACGTCAACTGCCTGGATATGCTGATTACCGAAAAGCAGAAAGGTGCATGAAAACGCTACAGGACTATGAGGCTGACGAAGTGCGGACGCTACTACAGGAGCTTCTATACCGCGCCCGGAACGAGGATGATGAGGACTTGGCTAACGAGATCGAGTCGGTTATTGGACTCTTTGCGGAAACAAAGGAAATAGAAACTGATGAGTAGAATCCTCTGCATCCCGGATTTGCAAGTCCCATTCCAGCACAAGTACTCGCTATCCTTCCTAAAGCGCGTCCGCGATCAGTACAAGACTGACACGGTTATCTGCGTCGGGGACGAGGCAGACGCCTGCGCCCTTAGCAAGTATCCTAAAGACCCTGACGGCATGTCTGCCGGGGATGAGCTTCGTAAGACCCGCCGTGCCCTTAAACCCTTCTATGAGGCGTTCCCAGATGTCCGTGTCTGCAACTCTAATCATCAGCAGCGACTATATAAACGTGCATATGAAGCTGGAATCCCGCGAGAGCTTATCGTCGGGTACGGCCAATATCTTTCTGCCCCGAAGGGATGGAGATGGGCTGACAGTTGGAACGTGGAAGGTATCCGATTCGAGCACGGAGACCGTGCTTCCGGCGCACTCACTGGCCCTAAACTCATTGATGCGAATCATCGTTCGACAGTTTATGGGCACCACCACTCCACCGCAGGTCTTGGATATGTTAGAAAGGGGAATATGACGCTGTTCTGGATGAACGTAGGCTGCCTGATCGATGAGAATGCCTATGCAATGAGCTACACTAAGATGAGCCGCACTAAGCCTGTGCTTTCCTGCGGCGTCGTCATAGATGGGATTCCACAACTTGTACCGATGATTCGGGATGGGAGGACACGATGATTAACAGCCCGCTTCGTCTGCGCCTGCGCCTGTCCCCGCTAACAGCTCCTTGTCCGGGCATGCTGTATATGACGAGACTCAAGGGCGCAATGGCAGCCGTACTGGAGTTCGAGAATCCGCTTAACGGGACATGGCATCCGGTAGAGGTTTATGAGGACGCAGAAAAGCAAAAACCGCCCGAAGGCGGTTAGTGTTAGTAAACTTACAGCCCGCTTACGCGGGCTTCTTTTTTAGAGAGCGCGGAGTAGTTCTCTTATCCCACTGTACGCCTGCGGCCTGTAAAGACGCTTCCAGTGCCGCTCTAGGCGCGATCTTCGCCTTAACAAGCAAATAGAGATAAATTCCTACGAAGCGAGGATCATGGTCGGCCATCTCCCACGGAAGGAGAACAGAGGCTATGGCATGAGCTGCTTCATGCAGCGCTGTCGGGACATTAAGCCCTCTATCCCGATTGAAACTGATTACGGAGTGGCTCTTACCCTTCGCACGTACAGTATTGATCTGGGCGTAGTTCCCGTCCGCTTGACTCCATGAGTACGCCCTCCCCCCGTGACTCTTGACGCTGGGGGGCTGTATCCCGTAATAGGCACACGCAGTCCTTGCGTACTGCCGGCAGGCGTTCAGAGAGTCTGTCTTTCGACTCCAATCCCTGAATTTCGCCTCCCAGGCGTACAGCTTGTCGCGCTGGGGATCTGGAGTTGCGGCCATCGCCGCTCACCGCTTCTGAAACTCTCTTAACTGAGCGCTTACTTGATCGGCTCTGTTCGCAAGAAGATCCAGCAGGGGGCCGATATCTTCCCCGACACTATCTCCCGCAGGCACATGCTGAACATCCCCGACTGGGGGGCTGGGATCTGCATGGCCGGAGTCAGCGGAGCCGCTACCGGGCACACTGGGGACGCTATTGTCCGTGTCGTGGCACACCCGAACGTGGACAGGGTGAGTAACGCGATAATAGCGCAAGTCAGCGAGTTCTTGATCGTGAGCATGTGATGCCTCTTGGGCTTGTTTGGCTAGTTTAGCGGTCTGGATATCGGCAGCGGCCTGTGCTTTGGTAAGGGCAATAGCATCTGCCTGTAGGACACGCGCAGCGCCTACTGCTCTCTCATGTCGAAGAAACGACAAAAAAGATACACAAAGAAACACTATGGCTGCGCCATAGAGATAGTCTTTTATAGGAATTAGTTTCAGGAAAGCAAGCATTACTTGTCTCCGTTGAGTTTAGTATCTAACACCGAGGCAGCCTTATACATTCCCAGTGTTAGTGTAGCGATCCACAAGAAGTGTTGCTGGTCTATGAAGTGCGTGAATAGGCCAATAATGGCCGTCCCTTCGACGGCCACAGTAAGCCAGAACTTTCTAGAAGCGTAGCGAAGCATACAGACGCTCAAGCAACCACAAGATTAGTCGGAGGATTCGGAATCCCGATAACCGGAAACGTCACGGCCGAGGAGAACTCCGAGGTTACCCCCTGCTTGCTGACAACGCGAAGCGCCAGAGAGTGTAGGCCACTCTTGAGAGAAGTAAAGGCAGTAAGAGTACTCAGATCAAATGAGGTACCGTAGGCAAGCGGAATGCCGACGGCGCCCACGCTATCCAGGGCAATCTCGTAGCCGGCGTTATCAGCCTGCCCGTAGGGCGTGCCATCCGTATTGGTTGTGGGGTTAGTCCATGTAAGTGTATGCGGGCTAGCCATTCCATTCTCCAGTTTTCATCATGTGAGATAGTTCAAGCGCTCTATGGCCTACTTGCGTAGCCCAGCGGCTGTTGAGCATGTCAACAGAGGCCGCCGCGTAGTCCGACTTATGGACTGCCAGCAGGAAGTTGTGGAATCCAAGCAATCCTGATACGCCTAAGTTAAAGGCCATATCTATCAGGACTGCCTGCCGGACTTCGTCCAGCTTCGCTACATCAGGTAGCTCCTTAAGCAACTCCGCCTGGACTTCCTCGATATCGTAATCGAGCAGAGCGTCTATGATGCTCTTCGGGAGTTTACCTCCCCGGCGCTTGTCGATCAAATGCCCTACGCCAATAGTCCAGTATCCTAGACTATCCTGATAAGCGCTTGATACCCTTCCTTCATGCCTGCTAATCAGATCTCGGACATTCATCTAGGGAGGCGCTCCAGGAGGCGATCTAGTTTGTCCTCTATCCGGCTCAGACGGTTTTCCTCCGTTACATGAGTACTTTCTATGACGGCAATCCTAGATTGATTATTCATGACTACCGTTCCTCCGCCTATGAGGGCGGCAGCAGCCAGGGTGTAGGCGAGTTTGCCTACGGCGCTGTTTTCCATTATTGTTTTAATTGACATGTTTAGTCTGCGAACGGACGCCAAGTTAGAGACAACTCAATGGAGTTATCGCCCCAGTCGTTGACTGGAATAGCAGACTGGTGTCTAGCCTCAAGCCCCACTGACCACACGCGGGTAGGGTCTGATCGCAGTCCTACAGCCAGAGTTCCGTATGGGTTGTAGTACTGCTGATGATCGTATGGAGATAGTCCGTAAGTGTGACTGGCAGGAGTAGGAATAGCCAACATGTAGGCTAGACCCGCTTTGATATAGAATCCTGTTAGTAATGACATGTCGCTCTGCTAGGTTAGGTTATAGGAAACGGCCATAAGCCCAGACCCTATTCCCTTCGTACCGGCTGCGGTGAAGTTGCCGGGCGCTGCCTGCATACGCGTTCCGCTAGTGGCCGACAGGGCCAGAGTAATAGTACCAGAAGCGGCTACGTTAAAATAGCCCAACAATCCCCCCACGGAATTGTCACTAATATTTGTAATCACGATTGCCTGTGAGCGGGTGGGCTGTATAGCCGCCGGGAGTCCGGTTATGGTACAGGCCGTTGTGTTAGACGTGGCTGTTAGGCCGGCGCTACAGTCTATCGTTACGACATTACCTACACGGGAATAATTAAACGTGGCGGTAGGAGACGTAGTACAGCCGGTGAGGGTTCCGGTAAACGTCCCGGTTTCATACGTCGCTATACTCTTGGCGGCGTTGATTGCGTTCAATCCCTCAAACAACGTGGCATTGTTCTGCCCGTTGATCCCGCCTATCGCCAGGGCTACGCCGCTACTCGGAGCATTTATGGTGACGTTGCCGGCACTGTTAATTACTATGCGCCCGACATCGTTGGTGCTTAGGGCTAGTCCGTTCTGTGCGTTGATTACCGAGGAGTTCTGCGCCGCCCCATAGCTGCCGCCCTGCGTGGCCCCTAATACGAGTATCTCTAGTCCGCGAGTACCAGACGTTAAATTACTCTGTATACCGCTATAGGTCCCCGTGGGAGGCGCGCCCAGTTGTAAAGTGCCATTCGCTATGGTATTTATAGTTAGCCCCAAGCCGCTACTCGGGGCATTGATTACCCAGTTCCCTGTCGCGTTAAGCGTCCCCCACTGCGTCGTATTCGTGGCAAAGCCAAGAGTATTGGCAGCAGGAAGATTGATACCGTTTACCGGAACAGCCGCGCCAGTGGGAATAAAAGCAGTGGCGGTGGAAGTGCTGGTAGTCGATACGGCCAAGCCAGTTAACGTCAGCGCAGATGCTGTTACTAGCGCCCGCTGTGTCCCGAGAATTGACAGCCCTACCTGCCCCGCTGCCACTCTATACAGCCCAGTAGTCGGCTCATTCGTAAACGAGTAGGCAGGAGCGCCCACAGCCCCGTCTGTCCCCAAGAGAACAGCAGTCATTCCGCCTAAGCCGGAACGGCTAAGAGAGTCCGTCAGGGCTGTAGCGATGTCCGCTAGAGTTGTATTCCCCCACGTTGAGGATATGATAGTCCCCGTAACGACAGGATTACCTGCCGGAAGGGTATATGCGCCACCTGCTGCTCTGCTCATAGATTACTTTCCCGGAGGAGTGGCTGTTTTAATCCACTCTTCGTAACTGACTTCAGGCTCTCCCATCGCTTTATGCTCCTGATTAGCCAACTGCCATCCGCGCAGTTGGGGACCGGGGGGCTGACGAAGCCGTTTAGCGACTTCGACCATTGATGGGGGGTTCTTATTAGGGTCCATTACTGCTGCTCCTGGTCTTGTGATAGCGGCATGGAAGCGCCTCCCCTAAGAACGGCGGAGGCCATTGCCATGCGTTTCTGTTCCGGTGTCATAAATGTCATAGCGTCCTGTACGGCAGGACTAAGAAGCATCTTGCGCGCTCCGGCGCGCAAAACATCTACTCCCAACTTGCCGCCTAGTATCCCTAATCCTATTTCTGCGTAAGCCGGATTATGAAGAATGGCGCTTCCGCCTAGTCCTGCGACAGAGCCTAGTCCGGCTGCTCTTGTAGCCATGTCTAGTCCCGCCGGGGGGGCTGCGGTAGAGAACGCCGCAGGACTCTGCTGGGCCACTCTCCCTGCCTGTAGCAGCGCGCCGCTCTGGGGGGCGCTTTTACCAAACTCTCTGGCTAGTCCGGCCTCTTTAATCGTCCCCGTGGATTCGATTAACTGTCTGTCTACGGCAGAGGCTTTAGCAATAGTAGACCGGGCGGTTTTATAACCGCTAAGTAACTCTGGTTTACCGGCCTGCTGTAACGCACCCTCCAGCACCTTTTCGGCATTAGTCGCCGCAGTCTGTGCCTCTCTGGCCTTATCCAGACTCTCAGACCTTCCTGTGCGGGAATAATCTGTAAACAACTTCTTAGTGGTCTCGCGGGCCTTGCGTATTACATCCACGATAGAAGCGTATTGCGGCCCCAGATCCTCTACAGGTTTGTAGCCGCTCTCCCAGGCATGTGCACTAATGGCGTCCATGACGTCGGGAGTAATATCTGTTCCTTCGGGCAGGCCGAATTCCTTTCCAATGTTGGCTACTGTCTGTGCTTTATTCTGCACCGTAGCAGCCGCATTAGTGGCCTTAGTTCCTGCGAATTTCCCGATAGCCCGAGTTAACCCCCCCGCGTTCTGAATACTGCTGGGAGGAAGAACATAATCTGCACCGCGTGCCATGACGTTAGAGACTTGTGTAGGAGAGGGGATTCCCGCAGCAGAGCCGCCTCCGGGTAAGGGCATCTTTGCTCCAGCCAGAAACCCTCCGCCAGTCTGGAATGCCTGTTCAACGGCATTCGTAGCCGGAGCAACGCTGGCATCGCTAGACTGTTGGTATCGCTGTCCCAGTGTCTGATCGTTGCGTCCGCTTGCCAGATTTATAGCTTGAGTAAGGGCGTTAGCGGGTAAAGTAGCTGTTCCTACTACAGAGTCATTGACGCCCTTAGCGGTCAGTAAACCGAGGCGTTTTCCTTGGTCCAATGCCGCAGTAAGAAACTTACCGGGAGTGTCTAGTTTATTGACATAGGGAGCGGGCGCAGAAGCGGCCTTATAGGCCGCAGCAGCTTTCTGTTCTGTTACTGTATCCCCCTCTTTTCTGGCTTGTTCGACCAGATCAAGCAAGGAGTGCAGTCGTGCCTCGTCTGCCATTACAGCCCCAGTGCCTTAGCTCTCTCTGCCGCTGACATAGCGGGAGCCGGAGGGGCTATACCTGGAGCGGTGGCGGCGGGTTGCGGGTTGTACCCAGGAGTCATTTGTCCCTGTGCGGACTCAATAGCCTTATCAAGACCTCTGGTACGCAGATCAAACTCAAAGTTAAGCCTCTTTACAATTCGTTCGGCCTGCGCTCCGGTCAAATTAGCCGGCACAACATGTTCAATCTCTTTGCGCGCAGTGTCAGTTAGTTGTCCAGTAAGTCTTGGATTGGCAATAATACGAGCCACTTCTGTCTGATAGTTTTGCAGCACCTGCATTAGTTCAGCGGCATCTGGATTACCCGTAGCCTGCTCGCCTAAACGCATAGCGCTGTTGATGAGAGGGATACCAGACTTGTTGACCTTATTTACAAGCTCCAGTACCCGAGAGCCGTTACCGCGCGCCACTTCCTCATACGCCTGCACGGCGTTTTTCATCGGAACTAGATCAGATACGCTCTTAATCTGCCCTTTAGCTACGGCCTGCTGGCGAATAACATCCTGCTCCGTCATGCCAATGTCTTTAAGTGTCTTAGCCTTTTCGTTGTTGATGAGTGTGCGGTTGGTCTGCCCGGACTGTCCGAACGAGGCATATTGTCTCATACGTGCCGGGTCTGCCATTACATCCACCACGGCATCGTGCACGGCGTCTGGGGCGAGACTGTCCGCCGCAGGAGAGTTAGCGGCCTTCTGGGCCGCAAGAGCCTGCATCAACGCCGTGTGCTGCTGCGACGCCTCGCGGCGCTGCGCAATAGCATCCTGTCTATCTTGTGAGGAAAGTTGCTGTCCCTGCATCTGCAACGCGCGTTGTAACATCTGGTTCTGAGACCTGTCTCTCAAGGCCGCATAATCCTGCGCCCCCTTCCCGGCCTCCTCAACCATCTGCGGCCCAAGCTTCTGCAAGCCAGAGATGCCCGTGAGGGCAGCCAGTGTCCCCATAGCCTGCTTCCGACGCAGTCCCTGCGCGAGAGAGGCAGGATCGACTGTTCCATCTCCGCCGATCAAAG